AGATCGCAGCCGACCGAGACCGCGCCGAAGCCCTCCCCGAGAGTGCTTGGACTACCGAAACTCCCGAGACCGAAGCCGCCGTCGCCGCCAGCGGCACCGCTTACGGCATTCCCCTCCGCGAGTGCAGCCGCCGCCTAGAGCGCCAACGCAACGCCCTCCACGATCTTCTCGCAAGGAGGTCCTCAAAATGAGCGACACCACCGCAATCGTCGCCGCCTGCCTGGTCATGATGTCGCTCTACACCACTTTCCAGCTTGGGATCGAATGCGAGCGCGAGCGCGCCCGCAAGGCCCGCCGCCGCCGCTTTGAAGAAGACCAAGAATGAAACTCCTGATCGTTATCGGATTCATCCTGGCACTCCTTTTCACCGCCTACTTCCTCTGGCTCATTTCCGACGAAGACACCCAATAAAAAAAACTATGACTCTCACAGCTCACATCTCCGCCGCCCGCCGCCACCTCGCCGCCGTCGAGCGCCTCACCCGCCGGCAATCTCCCCCGAAACCCCTCGCGCCCCCTCAACCACCCGAAGACCCCGCCACCCCCGAAGAGATCCGCGAAGCCTTCCGCCAACTCCGCGCCCAACTCGCCCAAGATTGATCTCTATGAAGGAAACGCCACAAGAAATCGAGCAAGACACCCTCCTCCGCAACTGGCTCGACGGCCTCGAGCCCCTCGATCGAGCGACCATCGAGGCCACCCTCACCCCCATCTCCGCCCTGTCCACCGTGGATGCCGAGTATCTGGAGTCATTCCCCGACCCCGACTCCGCCTTCGACGTCGACCGCCCCGAGTGGAAGCTCGCCGAAGATCTCCGCCTCGGCCTCGAGGAAGCCGAGCGCGTCCATGCCTGGCATCTCTCCACCATCGCCCGCGAGATCGAATGGGCCAAAGCCGAGCAGCTCAACCTCATCGTCTCCTTCCTCTGCAAACCCACCAAAAACCTCCGAGCCCTGGTGCGTGGCCTCGCCCTCGCCACCGGCCTCGCCGAACTCAACGGCACCCACAGCCAAGCCGAAGTCGCCCGAGAGCTCGGAGTCACCCGCGCCCTCATGAGCTACTACGTCACAACATGGGCCGACCTCCTCAAAATCAACGTCTTCAAATTTCGCAAAGGCTCCAGCTCACGGGAGACCTACCGCGCCGCCGCAACAAAATCGTGGGCAAAACGAAAGGAAAAATAATGAGTATAAAAACTAAATATGTAAGGGACATCGCAGAAGCTGTCCTGATGAAGATCACTCCGGCTATCGCGAAAGAAATGCTGGAAACAAGTCCAGGCAATCGAACTTTGAGAGATTGGTATGTGGATCTACTTGCAGGAGCTATGAAAAGAGGGGAGTGGCTCGTCACAAGCCAAGGTATTGGCTTTGATAGCGAAGGTAGGTTGCGAGATGCACATCACCGTTTGAACGCATGCATTAAAAGCGGTCAATCATTCTGGTCAGTGGTTGTCTTTGGTCTTGATCCATCTGCCTACGAAGTAACCGATATCGGTATCGTTCGCAATTATGCTGACCGACTTGGAGAAGGTCGTGATGTAGCTGATGTAATGAGACTGGGTTGCCAATATGCGCTCGGCTGCAATAAACCAACAATTTCTCAAATGAGGCCGATAATTGAAAGCGGACTTCAAGATGCAACCCGCGCTCTTGTAGAATTTTGTAATAAAAGGCGTAAGTTTTACTCTTCTGCACCGATGAAACTTGCTGCCTGCATTGAAATAATGGCCGGAGAAGATCCAGACTTTGTTTTCAAACAATATAGAGCTCTATGCACTCTTAATTTTGATGAGATGTCCCAAAGTGCAAAATCCCTTGTTCGACAGGTGGAAAGCGGAAAGGCAAAAGCAGTCGAACATCGAGAATCTCTGGCAAGAGGCTTTCGTGTTTTTAATAAAGACAAGCAAGGTCTGACTAAAATCGTGATCAGTGATGAGGATAAAAACCAAGCAAGTTATTTTGTTCGTAATGTTCTAAAGTCAAGCGTTCTAGATCGTTCAAAAACTTTATCCTCCTTTTTATGACAAATACAGACCTCACACTACCCGATGGCCTTTGCACCTTTTGGCGCGGCCAACTCGCTTTCCTCCGCACCCCCACGCAAGAAGAATGGGAGCAAATCGGACGCTACGTCCACGCCGCCAGGGGATCGAGTCTCCGGTGGATGACGGATTGGCGCATGGAAGGCCGCCGCCAATTTGGCGACGCCATCGTGCTTGCCGCCGAAAAGCAACTGGAGTTTGAATTTAAAGACCTCAAAGCCTCCGAAGCCCTCGAGAAGCTCGATGGATCTCACCCCTCCGCCCCGAGCGATGCCCATGCCTTCGTCGCCGCGAAGCTCTGCGCCAACTCCTACGATGCCGAAGAGTGGCTCGACCGAGCCCGCACGGAAAAGCTCACCCCGCTCGAACTCCAAAACAGCATCAAAGCCGGAGAAGTCACCCGGGAAGAAGACGCCAAGCCGAGGCTAAACGTCAACGACCGCAGCGTCGGCCTCGTCACCATCGAAGGCGTCCACATGCAATTCAACCTCTGGCTCCGCAAGGTCAAGGAAGACGATGGATTTCCCCACGAGTGGGACGCCCGCCGCCTCCGCATGGTCCGCGACCTCCTCCAACCCATCGCCGCCATCCACCGCACATGCTCCGCCATGTCGCTCGAGAAAGGGGTCGAATAATGAGCGCCTCAGTAAACTGGCGCTCGGTAGATGAAGATCTGCCAGACGATGACGCCACCGTCCTCATCCATCTGCAATGCGGCGAAGTCTGGACCGGCTTCCTCGATGCCGGTCAATGGCGCTACGTCAGCGCAGACGCCATAGACGAACCCGTCCTCCACTGGGCCCCATTCCCCAACCCACCCGAGATATGATGGACCCTGACCGTCTGCACTTTCCAAATGAAATCGCAGAGACCATCGGTCTCTCTCTCCGCGAGATCGCCTACATGAAGCTAAAAGGGTGTCCGTTTTACGGTCGAAAGACAACGGTGCGCTGGGTGCGAGATTTTATATCCCACCAGGCGGGGGCACCTTTGCAGCCGCATCCTGAGCATCCGAAAAATTCAACCGCGAATAAATCAAATGCACTAAACGAGTGGAGTGGTTCGTGAGTCGCATGGCCTGCGCTTCCGTCAGCCCCGCTCGGTGGCAACGAGTGACGAAGGAGACCCTCAACGAATGGGAGGTCGCGCCCGTGGCCTCCTTCAGCGTTTTGTTGAACTGCCTATTATGCTCCCCGCTCAGTCCGAGCGGTGGGGTAGTGCGGTCTCTCTTCTCAAATACCCCCTTCAGATGGGCGGCCAAAGTAGCAGGAAGAGGCACGCAAAAAGATTTCCTCGGGTCTGTGTCATCCCTCTTTGAATCCACAATAGTCACCATGCCTTTATCAAAATCGACCGCATCCTTCCCAAACTCCGACTCGGAGAATCGGCAGCCTAGATTCGCGCAGATCTCAAAAGCAGTGAGCATCCAAGGCGCGCCGTCGCGGGCCGTAAACGCCTGCCGAGCCACCTTAAACTCATCGTCGTTGATTTCTTTTTTCACCTTCGATGCCTTACGCGGCACCTTAGCCAACGCCAGCGGATTCTTATCAGCCCACTCGCGGCGCATGGCCTCCTGCATGACGAAGGAGAAAAACTTCAACTCCAGCCGGGCCGTATTTTGCGAAGCCCCATCTGCCCTTCTCCAATCAAGGAAGTCCTGCACATGCTCAAAACGTACCGCCGCCGGATGCCGCACCCGTCTCAAGCGTTGCCACTCCGAGAGCCTCGCCCAAGCCAGCCGATACCGCTTCAACGATCGAACATTCGTGAAGTGCCGCTCGAGAAAGTCAGGAACCCAAGCGCTAAACTCACCCTTGATGGTAGGCCCGACTTGCGCTTCCAGCCTCGTCGCATCCTCCGCCATACGCTGCGCTCGGCGAGTCGCCTTAGAGTCCTCCGCATCGCATCTGGTGGAGCGTTCTCTCCATCGTCCCGTATCCAGATCTCTGGACCTCAGAATCCAGAAACGAGACTTATCGCTGCGAATCAAGTGTGCCATGCCATCAAACTCCCACATGCTCCCACATACCTCAACAAAAATGTTGCAAAACGATGCAAGCTATTGCTGTGAATCAACGCCTTATGCAGTGTCGCCATCCTTACCATTACACCACAGGGCAGTTGAACTTCTTGATTTTGTTGCACTTGCGGGATACTCCCACACGACTCCCACATTTTTAGGGCGGTCGCCGGTGTGCAACAAGATGCGACTCTGCACGGGGAGGGGATTGTGATCAAGGAAAAAGTTCCGGTCATCGAGCGCGCGCGTCGTTATCTGGCAAAGGTGGGTCCGGCTATATCTGGAGCTGGTGGACATACCCATACCCTTCTGGCTGCAAAATCTCTGGTGAAGGGATTTATGATTCCTCATTCGGATGCGTTGGCTTTGCTGGCTGAGTGGAACCAGGGCAATGCGGATCGTTGGACCGAGCACGAACTCGAGCACAAGATCCGCTCTGCGGCGAATGGTCCTGGTGCTGACGGTTATCTGCTCGGGTCGGCTTCGGCTCCTGAGTCAACTCACTTTGCTCAAGTCCGCCAATCCAAACCGCCTGAGAAGAGAATCTTTGATGTCAATGCTCTCTCTCGTCTTGCCGGTGATCTCGCTGATAAGGTCGATCTGATCTGGCTGGCGAATCGTTCCGAGGTCGATCCTGCTACTGTCTCGGCTGAGGAGTTCCTGGCTCGGCTTTATAATGCTCCAGCCGGTGAGAGAGTCGTGGTCTTTTCTGAATACAAAAGCCAAGGCCAAGCGATATGGCCGACTGATCGGATACCGACTTCGGGACCAGAAGGCATTTGGTTCCTCGCGCAGCCGGTGGATGGGAAGTCTCGCCCAAATCCTCGCCTTGGGAAAATGTCCCGACGCTCCGAGGAGTCGGTGTTGGCCTGGAGATGGATGGTCCTCGAGAGTGATGAGGCGCCGGTGAAGCTCTGGCTGGCAGCTTTGGCTCGTATCATGCCGAGGATCGCGGCCATCACGACTTCGGGAGGCCGCTCGGTGCATGCGCTGGTGCGTGTAGATGCGCGCTGCAAGAAGGAATGGGATGATGAAAAGCGAAAGGTCATGGGGCTTGTGGTGGCTGGTGCTGATCCGGGCGCGCTGAGTGCGGTTCGCTTGACCCGCCTCCCCTCATGTCTTCGCGGGGACAAGCAACAGAAGCTCCTCTACTTCGCCCCGTCCTCCCCGTCTTTGACTTTGCTCGACCTAATGCCACGGCGGGATGTGGTGGCTTTTTGGCGTGGTGAGGCGATCCGGTGCACAGAACAAAACTACCCTCAGCCAGATACGGCGAGGGCGGCTGCCGCGTGCAACTTCTATGGAAAATTTGACGCTTGGCTGCTTGGCGCAGCGGGTGAACTGAAAGGCAAATGTGAGTAAATTATCTGATACTATTAACAGCAAATTGGCGGAATATGGAATCACCCCTCACCCCAGTGAGGAAGAGACGCAACCCAAGTCGGAGACGAATGCTCTCCCCTACATTGAGCTCCAGCCGGTGATCTCGTCGATGGCGAGAGAGATCGGTGGGGTATTGTGTCAGAATGGAGTCTTTGTCCGGCAGCGTGCGGCCATGACGGTTTCGCCAGATGGGCGGTTGGTGGAGATGACGGCGCGCCGCTTCCGTACCTATTGCGAAGAGCATCTTGTGACGTTCAAGTGGGCAACCCCATCCCCGAATGTTTTTGAAAAGAAGGCTCAAACTATGACGGTGGAGTCTGCCGCGACGATCCTTGAGTCTGATCAGTTCCTATCTCGGCAACGTGAGCTCATGCGTGTTGCCACGGTTCGGCAGCCGGTGAAGCGAAAGGATGGCCGGGTGGAGTTGCTAGACTATGGCTATGATGCCGAGGCGCAGACATACACGCAGAACTCGGGGGTGGAGTTCGCTCATGATATGCCACTAGATGAGGCCAAGACGGTGTTGAGGAATCTGCTCAAGGAGTTCCCATTTGGGGATCGTCGATCAGATGGAGGATCGCGCAATGAGGCCATTGTCCTAGCTTCTATGCTTGGCATGTATGCGGCCCCACTGCTCAGACCATCGGCCCGCCGTCTCAACTTCATGTTCAGCTCGAACTCAGTTGGATCTGGGAAGACGTTGCTGGCCCAGCTCGCCATCATCACCACTATCGGCTCCTGTGACGTCCAGCCTGTGCCGTCTGCCGAGGAAGAGTGGAGGAAGATCCTCGATACAGAATCCCTAGCAGGCTCTCCCTATATCCTATTCGATGACTGCAATGGTTTTTTCAAAAGCCAGATCCTTAATGCTTTTCTGACTGCTCCCACATGGTCTGGCCGCCGTATGCACTCCCAACAGAAGTTTGCAGTGCCTAAGATCGCCAGTGTGTTCCTGACAGGCAACAACCTCGAGGTATCGCCTGACGTGGCCCGCCGCTTCTTACACTGCAAAATGATGACGGATGAGTCTGATCCCCAAGCGCGCAAGATCGAGAACGTGATGAGCGACGAGTGGCTCGAGCGTCCCGAGGTCCGGTCTCAGCTCCTCGCCTGTCTGTGGGCCATCGTGCGCGAGTGGGATGCTGCAGGCCGCCCCCATGCCAAGCGATTGGTTCGCGGATATGAACAATGGTGTCAGATCTTCGCCGGTATGGTGGAGTTTGCTGGGTTCGGAGACCCTATCGAACCTCTTCCTGTCGAGGAGTCCGGTAACTCGGAGTTGGCGGATATGGTCGCCCTGGTGGCTGAGTTGGCAAAAGGTGTGGACGATGTGGCTGAGTTCGACTTCCAAACCGTGGTGCAGGCAGCGCTCGATGTGAACTCCTTCACCTGGTTGCTCGAAGGTAAGGAGGAGCGTGAAGGCAAGGATGGCCCTCGGCATTACGTCCTCACGGCTCGAGCAAAGTCGAAGTTCGGTAAGCTCCTCGCTGAAGCATACGGCGGCAAGAAGTTCACGCTGCCGACTGGGCGCGTCGTTAAGTGGGGCCAGCAGGGAAAGAACCGCCAGCGACTCTACACACTCGAGGTCCTCAACTAACCCAGCCCATTGACTCCATACCTCACAAGGCCCGCCATCACGGCGGGCCTTTTTGTTTGCATAGGTCATGCACAGGTCCGCTCGGTTCCGCTTCTCTCGTCTCATTCCCCGACCCTTCATTACAGAGTTTGCAGATGACCTATGCACCTACGCAGTACCTATGCAGTTTAATTGTGTTGTAAGTTGTTCTCCAAGCATTTCTTCTGTGATGGCTCAACTAGGTGGCATAGGTAGCATAGGTCTTTTGACTTTTTTAATTGAGGGTATGGGTATCGTTAAGGAATAAAGTTTTTGACCTACGCACCTATGCGTTTGGGTTTTCCACTGGCGTACTAAGGAATCTTTTCAGCGTGGGCGTTCTTGCAGTTTAGCCAGACGATCGGTGTTTTTGAGCGAGTGAGCCGAAATGGTAACGGAACTGGAACTGTGGCCCTTGTTCCGCTTCCGTTCCTTTGACACGCGCCCCGTTCCGTAACCACATATGCGACACGGAAGGGAACAGGCGGACTTAATCAAGACATGCGCGGCGCGCCACGGCGTTACGCCGCGTGCTGTTCGCAAGTGGCGTGACGCTGCGGACCCTCGTTGGAACAAATTTCTCGCCGACCGTGCGATTGCCGGGATGGTTCCCATGGGATCGGCTGCTCCGGCTCAACCTCAAACGGCTAATCCTCGCGAGTGGACCGATGAGGAACTGACACTGGACAACCAGATCCGCAAACTCAAGGAGGCCACCGCCGATCTGCGCGAGCGTGCGGAGCTGGCGAAGCTCACCGGCGACCTCGATGCCGAGATGACGCTCCGCCGGATGTGGCTCCAACACGCCGAAGCCCTCCGACGTCTGGAAAAAGACGCGCCTGGCATCGCTCATGCCTCGGGGGATGTGGTGAGCAAGCGCCTTTTCCATCAAGCCCTTCTCCAATACAGCGCCGGGGTGGCCGCCGCCGTCTCGAATCTCCCCGATCGCATCCTCAGCCTCCTCCCTCAGATCGGCGAAGACATCGCCGCAAAAATCCACGCCGAGATCACCGACGTGATGCGCTCGGCCAAAGAGATCCGCCTCGACGATGCCATCGCTTGAGACCGATATCCGCGAGCAACTCGCTCGCATCTGGGACCCGGGCCGCCGGCCATCGGCCCTCGAGTGGGCGCAAGATAACGTCACCCTCGACAAGCGCTTCACCCCGCGCCCTGGGAAATACGACGCCGACTACACTCCCTACCTTCGGCAGCTCCACCTTTGGTTTTCCAATCCCCGCGTCCGGCAACTCACTTTTGTGAAGTCCGCCCAAGTCGGCGGCACCACCTGGCTGGCTAATTGCCTCATGTGGGCGATCAGCGAAGACCCCGGCCCGATCCTCTACGTCACCTCGACCAACGAGAATGCAAAAAGCTGGTCCGAGCGCGAGCTCCATCCCCGCCTCCGATCCTGTCCGGCCATCAAACATCTCATCCCCGCCAATGAAGATGACTTCCGAAAAACGGAAATGCACTTTTCCACATGCACCCTCAAGCTCGTCGGTGCCTGTTCCGAAGGCAACCTCGCCTCCCGCGCGATTCGTTATCTCTTCGCCGATGAGGTCGACAAGTGGCCAGACGATTCCTCCCTCGAAGCCCCCGCCCTCGAGCTCGCCATCGCTCGGACGAATTTCTACCGCAAGATCGCCAAGGTCTGCCTCACCTCCACCCCCACCGTCGAGTCCGCCGCGATCTGGCAGAACTTCCTCGCCGGTAGCCAGCACCGCTACCACATCGCCTGTCCCGATTGCGGCACCGCCCAGCCCCTCCGCTTCGAGCAGCTCAAGTGGCCCGAGCATCACCGCGATCTCGCCGGTGCCTGGGATCTCGAAGCCGTCGCCGACGAGACCACCTACGCCTGTGAGGCCTGCTCCTCCCACTGGCCCCAGTCCATGCAGAGCGATCTCATCCGCGCAGGAGAGTGGATCGCAGGGAATCCCAAGGCCCCCACCGACCACATCTCCGCACACATCTCCGCCCTCTATTCCCCGCAGATGTCGTGGGGCGATTTAGCCAGAACATTCCTGCAAAAAAAAGACAGCCCCGGCGGCCTCCACGATTTTCATAATAACTTCCTCGGCATCCCGTGGGAGAACCGCGCCGCCACCGTCAAAGAGTCCTCCATCCTCGCCCTCCGATCCAGCGACTACCGCATCCGCGAGTTACCCATCGAGCCCGTCATCCTCACCCTTTGCGCCGACCCCGGCGAGCGTCAGACTCACTGGACCGTCGAGGCCCGCATCGCCACCGGCGAGAGTTGGGTTATTGATTACGGCACCGTGCTCGCCATCGAGGATCTCATCTCCCCCGACTTCCTCGCGCAGCGCTCCTACACCTTCGGCGAAAAAACATTCACCCCCCGCTTCGGCCTCATCGATTCCGGTTGGTCCGCCGAGCGCGTCTATTCCGTTTGCGCCAAGAGCGGCGGCCTATACATCCCATCCAAAGGTTCGTCCGCCGCCTTTGGCACATGGAATCAATCCGCCATCAATGGCTACCCCGGCCTGCGCCTCGTCACCTACGTCGACCACACAGCCAAGATCGAGCTCTACCTCGAGCGCATTAATAAAAAAATGCCGCCCCCCTTCCATCTCCCCTCCGACGCTGGCAACGACTTCATCGTCGGCCACTCCGGCCAGCAACTCCTCCAAAATAAACACTCCCGCCTCGCCCCATTCTATTGGAAGAAAGTCGCCGAAGATCACTACGGTGACTGCACCAAACTCCACGGGGTCGCCTGGTGGGTTATCAAATAATCACATCCCGCCCGCCATCGCCTTGTACTGGATCGCCAACTCCCGCGCCACATCTTGGTTGTGCCGGGAGACCATTCCCCACACTCGGAAAAAATCCACCAACCATCCGATGATAAAAAATCCTCCCGTGAACCAGAAGGCAAACTGGAATCCCACCCGCCCCAGATACAAATAATGCCACCCCAAAAACAACCAGGCCAAGTATCCCACGATCACCGATTTTTCCCTTCGATAATAATCCGACAAAAAAGCATCTTGGAAATCTTTGGGACAATTATCGAGACTCAGGAGGATTGCTTTAGATAGAGCCATTCCCATCTATTAAAGAAACCAATTAGCAGACGCCAGCAAAAAGGCACACCGTCCCTGCCCTCCTCCCCTTTGACACCGGCACACCCACGTGAACGAGAACTCCATTGCACGCGTGGCCTACAAAGCCCTTCTCAAAGCCCAAGGCAAAACCCGCGCCGAGCTACTCGCCATGGCCTCGGCCCTCGAGAGCGGCATAGACGAGACCATCATCACCAGCCTGTCCACCGACGGCACCGGCACATCTGCCCAGCTTTCCGCCCTTACCAAGACCGACCGCCTCGCCGCCATCATGGAAGTTTACACCGAAGGCAACGGAGTCCGATCCCTCTCCTCCGTCATCGATCGATCCCTTTACGAGAGCCCACTTTGACACGCCCGCCTCGGCGTGTCCGAAATCAAACCGAATTCAAACAAATCAAATCGCGGCGGCCCCCGCCCCGGAGCCGGGCGTAAACCCAAAGCCGCCGCCTTCGAGGCCGCCGAGTTCTCCCGCAATCGCGGCCTCATCGTTTTAAATACCCTCGAGCCCAAGCGCGAAGCCACGCCCGCCACCCGCCTCGAGCTTCTTAAGAAATCCCGCTGGCTTTACAATAACGTCGGCATCGCCAGCTACCTCATCGAGCATCTCGCCCAGCGCGCCGTCGGCACCGGCATCGTCCCGCAGGCCCGCACCTCCGACCCCGAGTGGAACCGCCGCGCCGAGCGCCTCTTCGAGGATCGCGCCTGCGCCGAGTCATGGGCCTTCGACGCCAGCGCCCAGGTGAATTTCTACGGCGCGCAGTCCCTCATCCTCCGCCAAGTCGCCGTCGACGGCGACTTCTTTGCCCAGTTCATCCGCACCGAAGCAGGCGGCACCCGCGTCCGCTTCATCGGCGGCGAGGCCATCGGCAGCACCGCCGACTCCTCCGACCGCGCCTACGACGGCGTGCTGCTTGATAAGTTCGGCGCGCCCACCAGCTACCGCGTCATCACCGACCGGGCGAATGGGAAATACCAAGACGTCCCCGCAGCCGACATGCTGCACTTCCGCCACGTCCGCCGCTCCGGCTACCCACGCGGCATCTCCTGGCTGCACAACGCCATCATAAATTGCCACGACCTCGCCGAGTATATGGCCTACGAAAAAGGGTCCGCCAAAGCCGGAGCCCAAGTCGCCTTCGCCATCACCAGCGATGAAGCCGTCCGCCTCGGTGGCGGCCTGTCGAATATCCAAAGCGCCGACAACCAAGAGATCACCACCGAGACCCTCTACAACGGCACCCTCATTCCCAAGCTCAAGCCCGGCGAATCCATCCAGAGCTTCAAAAACGAACACCCCGGCACCGCCTTCGAGCCATTCATCCGCACCATCATGGGCGAGATCGCCCGAGGCATCGGCCTTCCCCCCGAGGCCCTCATGGTCTTCGTCGGCACCGCAGGCACCGAGTTCCGAGGCCTCCTCGAAGTCGCGCAGAATTTCCTCGAGAGACTCCAGCAAATGCTCATCGATCAATTTTGCCGCCCCTTCTGGAAATTCTGGATCTGGCATGAGATCCAAGCAGGGAATCTTCCCTACCCCGGCGACGACTGGTGGAGGCACGAATGGGTCACCCCCCGCAAGATCACCGTCGACAACGGACGCGATGGCCGTCTCTACGCCCAGCTCCTCGACTCCGGCTACATGAGCTGGGAGCGCTACTGCAACATCCACGGCCTCGATGCCCAAGCCGAGGAAGACGACATCCTCAATACCTACATCCGCCGCCAGCAGAAATGCGCCGCCCTCGGCCTCAACACCTCCGACGTCTTCCCGAGCCATGCGTCCCCCATCCAAGGCAACCCACTCCCCTGAGCCCATCACCTTCATCAACGCGCTGCGAACCAAGTTCCAGCGCCCCTTGATGGCCCCACTCCCACCACAAAAAGAAAATGATAAAGAACCACCAAGAATTTTTCAGCTCAACCTTGCCGACCATCTCCGCAGCCGACGAGAAGCTCGACGCTGAGAGCAAGCCCATCCGCGCCCTCCTCTGTGCGCTTATCGACCGCGCCGTCGAGGATCTCCGCGTCACCGCCACCTACCGCAGCAAGCAAATGAACGACGCCGTCGCATTTGATAAGTCCACCGCCCGCACCTTCCTCGACTCCCGCATCTACCGAGGCATCTGCCGCCGCCTCTATCTTCCCTCCGATAAAATCCGCAACGCCGCCCTTTTTGACAACCCCACCCAATCACATGCGTAACTGGTATGCCCTTACTCCTAAGCCCACGGTTAGCGAAACCGAAATCTCCATTTTCGACGAGATCGGCATGTATGGCGTCAGCGCCAAGCAATTCATCACCGACCTCAAGTCCATCCCCGCTACCGACCGCATCGTCCTCAAGATCCATTCCCCAGGTGGAGAAGTCTTCGACGGCAACGCCATCTTCAACGCCCTCCAGCGTCGCGGCAACGTAGAGGTCCAGATCGAAGGCCTCGCCGCCTCCATGGCCACCGTCATCTCCCTTGCCGGTATGCCAGTCAAGATGGCAGCCAATGGATTTTACATGATTCATAATCCCTGGGGCGTTGCCATGGGAGACGCCGCCGAGCTCCGCGACCAAGCCCATCTCCTCGACAAGATCCGGTCCAACATGGTCGGAGCCTACGCCGCCAAGAGCGGACAAGACCCCGAGCAGATCCAAGAGTGGATGGACTCCGAGACATGGTTCACCGCCGAAGAAGCCCTCTCCGCCGGATTCGTAGACGAGATCACCGACACCCTCTCCCTCGCCGCCTCCTCCAATAAATTCGCCAGAATGGCGAAATTCAAAAACGCCCCCGCAAATTTGACAGCCCAGCCACCACGTATGGAAATTGAAATCACACCCGACCAAGAGATCGTCTCCGAAGTTGTCGAATCCAGCATCGTCACCGAGTCCGTTCCCGCCGAGCAACCCGAGATCATCGAAGAGATCGAGCCCGCCGTCGAAGCCGAAGTCGCACCAGATGCCACACCCCTGCCTGTTGTCAGCCCCGTATCTCTAGCCGCCGCCGATTCGATCTTGCAAAAATACAACGCCATCCTCGCCGAGCGCGACGGAGCCATCCTCGCCCTCCAAGCCTACTCCGCCAAAGTGGAGATCCTTCGCGACGAGCTCAACGAAGAGCGCGAAGCCTTCGCTCGCCTCGAGCGCAGCCTCGGTCTTTCCGCAGCCCGCGTCGTTCCGATTATCGAGAATGCCGCACCGGAAGCCCTCGACCCCGTCGCCGAGTATCTCGCCGCCGTAGAGTCCGGCGACCGCAAGGCCGCCTCCTCCCTTTTTGAGAAACACAAAGCTCTCATCTGGCAAGCCCGCCAAAAGACAATTTCCAAAGCATAAGCGCCGAGGAGAAACCCAACCAACAACCCAAACACAACCACACCACCTCATATGGCAAATACATTCGACTCAGCTCTGGTTGCGGATTCTATCGCCGCACAGACAAAAACCATCCTCAGCAAGCGCCTCACAGCGTTGAACCTGTTTGCGTCCGACTTCTCGTCCGACGTCAAGAAACCAAAAGACACCGTCCACGTTCCTATCGCATCCGCGACAGCGAGCACAGAGGTCAACCCATCTGTTTTCAACAGCATCGGCGGCACGACCATCGGTAAAGCATCGGTCGTTCTCGATCACATCTATCAGCCTTTCGGTTTGGCATACAGCGACCTCCAAAGCGCGCACCGCTTGGACCGTTTGATCCAAATCAACTTGGACGCCATGGCCGACAAAATCTGGGCACTCGTCACAGCCCCGATCACCGTCGCCAATTTCGGCGCAGCGACCGTCACCTCAGCGGCAGGCAGCATCAACGGAGCCAGCGGCGACCTTCCTGATCTCTGGGCAGCAGTATCGAAGAGCGCACGCAAGGGCCTCGTCGTGAATCCCGTGATTTACTCGAACCTCATCCCAACCAACACAACCAACATCAGCCTCAGCGAAGGCGCGTATGGCTTCGAGAATGGTGTGCATTACGCATCATCATTCGGCGGCCAAGCCAACCTGGCTGGATTCGCTTGCGCTCCCGAGGCACTCGTCATGGCCGCCGCCGTGCCAGCACTCGCAGACAACGATTACATGGTCTCCGACAGCGTCACGCTCGATCAGATCGGCCTCACCATCGCTTACAATGTTTACAGCGACAAGAGCACCCGCTCGCTCATCGCTTCGCTTGAAGTGATGTTCGGCGCCGCCAAAGGCATCACTGGTGGAACGATGGCCCTCATCGTGCCAGCAGCTTAATTCCCCGACACCCGCACCGCAAAAAGCCCGGCTGGAGCCTTTCCCAGCCGGGCTTTTCTTTTTGACACAGCAGCATGGGTATGTCGCCCGACGCGATCCGCTCATTCCAGTTAACAGCCTCCGCGCTTCGCAACGCCGCCCTCGGGCATACGGCCACCTTCCGCAGCCAGCCCCTCCGCGTCGTGCTCTCTCCCATCGCCATCGGCCTTGATCTTGAGACCGGCGGACTTCGCCAGGGCGGGGAATTTACTTGCCGATTTCTGGCCACGTCCCTGAGCACCCCGCCGCGCCGTGGCGAGCAGATCCTTGTCGGGGGCAAGGCCTACACGGTCCAAAGCCTCAAGGAGCTCATATCCACCCCAGGCGAATACGTCGCCACCATCGCGCCCGGCTCGACCCTATGAACTCCGCCCTCGAACTCGCCATCCGCGATTGGCTTCTCACCGACCCCGACCTCGCCGACATCGTGATCCTCACCGGACAGAGCGCCGAGACGATCCCCGCAGACCAGACCGTGGTTTTTGTTTCTTGCGAGAACACCGACACGCTCGCGCTCAAGCACTACAAGGTCCGCGCCCAACTGATCGTCAGCACCCCAGCCGTCATCGAAGACTCGCTCGCCGCGCACCAAGGCATATCCGGTGCCGTGAAATCCTCCCTCCTCAGCATCGCGGGCCTCGTCTCATTCCTCCCCTCGGGCCTCATCCTCGCCGGGGCCGACCTCAATTCCTTCAGCGATTCCATCGGCTCCGAGCGTTTCACCACCACAGCGGATCTCTCCCTCGCGGTGATCGAAATTTGACACGCCGAAATTGGTGAACCTCAACCCACCAATTCAAAAAAATGGCCGCAAATCTTTTCACCACCACCGCCCTCGGATCAGCCACTTATGGCACGCCCTCGATCTCAGGCCTCATTGTTACCTCATTCAGCGTCAATGAATCCGCCGCCCTCACCGAGGTGAAGGACGACCAAGGGTCAGTGGTCGCCGTCGCCGTAGCGGAGCCGATCAAAGAGATCAGCATCGAAGGCATGCGCACCGGCACATTCACCGCGACGGTCGGAGCGACTCTCGCCGTGGTCATGCCTGCCTCAGTGACTCTCGGTGCAACGACTATCGTGACAGGATTGGAATCCAAATTCGCCTCCGAGCAATTTGAGACCGTCTCGCTCACCGCGAAATCCTACGTGGCCACAATGTCCTAAAGCACCCACAGCGCCGAGGTGCATCTCGCACCTCGGTGATGCCTTATACGAAAAATGAAATCTGTATTTTCCACTCGCGACATCAAGCTGGCCGCGATTCTTTGCACGCTCGGCTTCGAGTTTGAATCTCCCTCTTCCCCCGCCTCCCGCATTCGGCGCGAGTCCGGCGAAGAGTCCACCGTCTTCCACTTCATCTCAAAGTCCCCGACAGGGCAGATCGCCGATGAGGTCATGCGCTCCTTCTCGGAAGGGGCCGATTTTGTTGCCGCCGCCCCCGAGTCGCCACTGGCCTACATGCTCGCCGTCCTACGCAACCGCGATTCGCTCGTTGCCGTCATTAAATCCACACCTCGCCAGATCGTTTTCGAGCGCAACGGCAAGATCATCTCGATCAGCGAAGACGCCACCGAGGCCGACAAAAAGCGCTTCGCAAAATTTATCTAAACCCAACGAAACCATGAAAAAAAACACCGATACCATAGACGAACTCGAAACTGACGACGAAGCCCTCCGCGAAGCAGGCATGCGCGAAGGCACCCGCAAAGCCTCCAAGTGGAAGATGCGCCCCTGCGTGCCTGGCACGATCTCCATCATCCGGTCCAACATGCTCGAGAAGCGCGACGAGTTCTGGTTCGTCGCCGCCTTCGCCTTCGTCCACATCGCTCCACTCGAGGACGTGCTCGCCGTGGACAACGACGCCATCGCCTTCAACCGCGCCGTCCGCCACTGGCAACTCGACAACCTCGACAGCATCGCCGCCCAGGACGAACTCTCAGCCATTGTCGGAGCCGCATGGAATCGCGTGAACGCCGCCGAGACAAAAGCCCAACACCAATCCCCCGGGAGCACCACCTCGGGAAAGTAGCATCCCCCAACTGGCTCTCCTCCTATGTTTACAGACTCGCCAGTGTCACCGGTTGGGGATTTCACGATATCATGTGGGAGATCCCTTATGCTGCCGGGTTGCAGATACTGGACGCCGATTCATTCGCTCGCGGCATTCCTCGCGTTTATCTGCGCGAGAATCCGCAGGCTCATTTTGACTCCCTCGCCGAAATAGAAAGCGTTTTCTCGAAACTCTAAAAAATGGCAAAGCCCGTAATCCAAGTCGACAACCAGAAATTTCTTCGGAAAATGAAGAAGTATGAGGAGATAACGGGCAAAGAGATCGGGCAACTTGTCAATAATGCCGCCCGCCTCTGTGCCATCGAGTGTTTGAAAGCCACCGCGCCAAAAGACAAGCAAGCCGGAGAAAAGCAAATCGCAGGCGACCTGCGCAATCTCTTCACGATCGTGAATCCCTCCTGGTGGAAAGAGGTCACCAAAGGCACCGCCTTCTCCTCCGGCGGCGCTGCCATCCACAATCGCTCCGGCATCGTCTGGGCGACCGACACGCAGACTCAGGTGGCTGATATGTCAGCAGCAAAAGATTGGCACAAGTCGCACAAGAACGCCGCAGGGCGCACCAACCGCCTCGGCCTCCTCGAGCGCGCTCTCGTCAAGCAAGCCACGTATCGCAAGTATCTCAAAGAGACTTTAAAAAAAGTCGGCCTTGCCAAAGCCGGATGGGCCATCGTCGCCGAGAAGTGCAACGCCGACGTGCGCGAGCCCCTCAAGGGCATCCCCGCGTGGGTCAAGCGCAACATGCCCAAGGCATCCGGCAGGGTCTCCGCTCTCCTGCAAAAAGAAGGCTTCGGCTTTTCCATAGACATCACAAACTCCGTCGGCTACGCCCGCGCCACCCTCGATGCGAGTGGAGAATCTTTTGCCGTCAACCTCGCCAAAAAGAAAATGATTTCTATGATGAACCACGCCATCCGCTTTGAAAAAGCCAAGCAAGCCGAGCTCCAGCAATGAGTGACATCACCGTCACATTAGGAGCCAAGGACGAAGGCCTCAGCAGTTCCCTCTCCGGCATCCGCAGCCAAGCCGACGACACAGCCAAAGGCTTCGACCTTTCATTCGGCAAGATCGCCGGTGCCGCAGCCATCGCCGGTGCCGCAGTCAAGGTGGGCATGCTCGCCATCGAGGCCGCCACCGCAGGCGCTCGCGCCGTGGTGGATGGATTCGGCGACGCCATCGATCTCGGCGGCAAACTCAACGACCTCTCCTCCCGCACAGGCGAAAGCGCGGGGAATCTCCTGGTGCTCCAACGCGCCTTTGAAAACACCGGCGTCGGAGCAGATAAAGTCGGCACCTCCGTCAATAAGCTCCAGAAATTCATGACCGATGCCGCCGCAGGCGGAGCCGATCAGACCGCCACACTCGATGCCCTTGGCGTGTCGATGTCGGATCTCGCTGGCAAGACGCCGACCGAGCAGATGGGCGTCCTCGCTGGCAAGATCGCCAGCATCTCCGACCCCGCCGAACGCGCCCGCGCCTCGATGGAGGTCTTCGGCGAATCCGGCGGCGAGCTCCTCCCGCTTCTCAATAATTTCGGTGCCGAGATCGAAGGAGCCAAAGGCCAACTCGGCGACATGCCTAACGTTATGGACCGCAGTGCCGAAGCTTTCGACAGCCTCGGAGACAACCTCTCCGCGATGGGTTCAAAAACGATGGAGTTCGCCGCCGGATTTATCGAAAGCGCCCTGCCTGCCCTCAACTTATTTACCAGCGCCCTCAGTGGCGTCGACGCAGCCGGGTGGGGCGCAGCCCTCATGAAGCAAGTCATGAGCGTGGCAGATTTCCTCATTGGCGCATTCAAGGCACCCATGCCTGCCATCGAGGCCATCGGACTTGGGCTAATGGCTGGCATAAAAATAACAGGGAATGCTCTTCTCAACGGATTCATAACGGCTTCGGAATTTTTGGGAAAATACTTAACTAGCGGATTGCCTTTTGAGATTATAAAAACAATGGGATCGGCCTTAGGTTTGGTCTACACCACTTTTGGAAAAGGCCTCATCGATGCTATCATCAGCAGCGCCAGAATGATCGAGGAGGGATTCTCAGCAGCGGTAAACGCGGTCGTTTCATTTTTCTCAACAGGATTTCAAAAATTCGTTAGCGGGTTTGCAGAAGATTTCAAAAACGCAATGTCGGACCCTATTGGATTTGTGACGGGCAAATTTAAAAGTGGGCTCGATGCAGTGACGCAAGGTGGCGCCGGTAAATTTCAATCGGCATTTGATGGCGCCTCCGGATCTGTTCTCGATAAAGTATCAGCCGGACTTGGCGCTGCCGCAGATGGTTATCGTGAAAACCTCTCATCTGGCGTTAAATCGATCAACGATGGTTTTAAGAATGTAATTTCTACCATCGAGCCATCAGCAAAGGATTTCTTCGGCGCTGCACCCGCCGCCGCCGAAGCCGCAGAAAAGTTGGGATCAGTCACCTCCATCGGCACCAAGCTCCGCCAAGATTTCGAGGCATCCGCCAAAGCCTCCGAAGACGCCAAAGGCAAAACCAAGGGCGCAGCCGGGGACGCCGAATCCGTCGCCACCTCATTTTCCAAAGCCGAAGGCAGTGCAAAAAAAATGAAAGAGGAGCTCTCCGCCTCCGCGAAACTCCTCGAGGACGTCACCAAGTCCGAAGCCAAAGACGCCGTGGACAAGGGCGGCAAGCTCGCAAAAAAAGCAGCCGACCAGATGGCCGCCGGAGATTTCTCTGGAGCCCGCCGCACTGCTGGAAAGATCGCCAATAATGAGGCCGAGGTCAATCTCCGAGGCATCGGGGCAAACAAAGACCGCCGCGCCCTCGCCGACATCGGCAAAGACTACGGCCTCAGTGCCAAGCTCGGCGAAGACTCAAACGCATTCCGCGAGCGAGTCCGCGCCGCCCGCGAAGACGGCGACTATGGACAACCTAAGCCTCGTCGAATGGGCGAGGGGAAACCCAGCATCGACAAGCCAGGCCAAGACGGTTCACCAAGCGGAAAATCCCCTTCGTCCAGTAAACCCCAATCCCTCGACTCCCTCGTGCAATCCATCCTCGACCTCGTCAAAAAAATCGAACCTAAGCTTCCGCAAACCGTGCTCGTATGATTACACCAGGACAAATTTTCAACCCCGTCGTTGGCGTGCCATTTACCGCGCCCGTATTAACTACCATTCCACATACCGGATTCTTAGCAGATACGCCAGAGTTCATTGGCATTGACCCAAGCACAGGCGTGCTCTCCGGTACGCTTAGTAAAATTTATAGTGGAAATGCAAAAGTTTCCTATCAATCAACGTGGGCGGATTTATTTGTAGTAATTCCATCAGGCTGCAGTTTTCAAAAGGTCTATTGCTATGCCGTGTTGGGCGTAACTACCGACGGCGTTATTCTGTCTTGTCAGGCTTATTCCGCAGGCCAATACAATACCGATGCACGGATAGCTCAAACACAGATCGCTTATGGCGACTATGTGCAAGCGTGCCAATTCACGGTGCCTGATTACCCTCATAGCCGGAGCAATACTATAGCTCGCAAGAGCTCTGGCATGGTTGAAATTGTCGGCGATCCAGTATCACCTACCGGTGGAGTCGCCTTCCCCAACATCCCAACATTTCCCGTTACAAAAATTGGCGTGAGGGGCAGCCATTACAACCAAGTTTTTTATGGATTGCGATCCAGCGGCGTTGTCTATGAGTGGAACCGAACAAGCTTTGGCGATGCGGATTACGGCGTGGTGGGAGGTGTAACCGTCAATACCAATGTCCGTAAAATTGCAACAAATTATGGTGATGGCAATCAATGGGCGGTAGAAAAAACAGACGGTTCTGTTTACTCCAACATATCTGGAACGCCTGCTCTCATAACGGGCATTGGCGGGACTGTGGCTGAGTTGGCGGTAGGCTCTTCGCAGTTGATGATTAGAAAAACAGACGGCACGGTCTTTGTCGTAGGAGGACAAGGTGGCCCTATTTCAGGACAAGGCTCGGTTGTTTCAGTATCATCGCTGGGATCTGTCAGCTCTGTTGTTTTTTCAAATGGCAGCGTCCTAAATTGGGACAACCTCGGCTATTATTGGACGGAGGTGATTGGGGGAACTGGATTCACAAAGATTTTTTCTTCAGGGACTGCGGATTTCGGCCACCCGCAATATGTTTATGCACTAAAATCAGACGGTTCCGCGCAGATGTTCGCTCCAGGGTTTAATATGGAGTCTCGCAGCATATTTTTTCCGCGCCCGTATGCCAGCATCTCGTTTGGCGGCGTAGGCGGCACGCCAAACATCAACATTGGCAATTTTGTTATTCCGGCGCGGCAGGAGTTTGAAAGCCAGTGCACCGTCTATGACCAACGCGCCACACCAGCGTCCAATTGGAGTGCGACCGGACTCCCAGCAGGACTCACTATCAGCTCGACGGGCCTCATTTCAGGCACGCCAACAGAAGTCGGCACATTCAACCCAACCATCAATGCTTTGGGCGGTGACGGATCGAATGCCAGTGCGGTTTTCACAATCCGCATTGTCGGTGGTCTCGCCGTTATTAATGCCAACCAAACCATCACGGGGCGAGTAGATGTGCCTCTCTCCGTATCGCTCGCCCTCGACGCGATAAGCGCACCTCCGTTGTATTTTAAAGCTGTCGGCTTGCCATTTTACATGGAAATTGCCGACGACGGCGCGCTAATCGGCACGCCTAACAAGGTCGGCTCGTTTTCGTTGGCGGTCACGGTTTTCAGCGTCTTCGGATCTTCCACCGAGACGGTGAATTTCGTCATAGCCCCGGGGATTCCGGCCATCGACCCAAATCAAAAGATCGACGCCTGGTTAAACTTTCCGTTGAGCTATTTTCCCCGCCTCCAGAACCCTCAAAATAGCCCCGCCTCAGCGTGGTCCGCCACAGGGTTACCCACCGGCGCGACGATCAACTCCTCAACAGGCGAAATCACATGGACCCCCAGCTCGGTTATTGCGCCGCTCTCGGTAGCCATCACCGTCTCCGGCGGCGGCAGCTCGACGTCGACAAGCCTCCAGCTTCGAGTTTTAAAGTCCGCATATATTTATCGCGGCAACAAAAACCTCCAGCTCATTAGCCACCAGCGCCAGACCAGTGACTCAGGCCTCTCGGTAGTTTCGGCTGAATACATTTGCCCTACCCCAAATGCCGCGAGCGCCTCGCGTCTATTGCAGGCCCGAATGGCGTTGCCAAATTTCCCCGACCACATCAGCAAAGATTCCGCCGCGCAGAATTATGACACTTCCGGATTTGCAAAATTCTCCATCACGGGGTTTGCGGGTCGGAAATCCATCAGTGTGCCAGTCGATGTGCCTACGGTTTTCGGCACGCAACTCTCCTCAGTTTCCATGACTTTAAATCGCGGGCCAAATCTTGCGCCATGGATTTTTAATTTGCGGATTTTGTCGGACACCATCACCAAGCGCTTCACCATTGGAGAGTCAACGTCAATGACCGAGATCGGCCTCCCATCCGAGCCGATCAAGTTCGATACATTTGAAATAACGAACACCACGACTTCCGAGAGCTATGGTTCATTCGCGGAATTTTTGCAAATATTTGCGCCCACTTTTCAGCAAGGTAACGGAGGCACTATTCGGAGCTTCACGACAATCTCGCCCGCGCCCGATACCGCTATGGCGTCACTCGCACAGCTCTTATCCTTGTCCCGCGCCAACTACGGTGAAATCGACGAAGTCACTGCCACATGGGGATTGGCGTTCAGCGATTTTGAAGTCAAAGCCATTCGCCGCACCGAGTTCATCCCGTTCTAAAAAATGAACAACCAAGACAATCTGCCCGTGGATTTCGTGGCGAAGATCGTAGGCGCGCCAGTTTATTCAATATCTGCGGCAGACCTCATGCAAAACTTTGCAGATGCGAAACTATTGGTGGATGACGCATTCACGGAACCGGCATTCGTAAATAACTACTCCGCTCGCAGATTTAAATTTCCGAAGCCGCCAGCATCCGGCACCCACGTCCTCGCAGCGGTCGAAGGCACCCTGCAATGGATCGCCACCGAGGCATGCTAAAGATGAGACCTGAGACCGGAACACGGGCCAGCGGGCGATGGCCGGGTAGCCTGCCGAAGGCAGCCCGAAGGGCGAGACTCGCGGGCGCGAGCGAGGCAACCCTGAGACCGGAAACCTTTCAAGTTTCAAGTTTCACCCTTCACCCTTTTCTTCAATGACCCTCGGCCTCACATCATCCGGCGCAGTGAAAATCAAAACCGACAACGGCGCAACTCGCGCGGTCGAGTGCGCGTGTTGTGTTCCGCCGTGTCCAGAAATTACTGATTCTTATATTGTAATCTCAGAGGCAATGTTTGACGCATTACGATCTGGTGGATCGGTAAGCGGATCTGGTGGAGGAAGCGAATACACGGGATGTTCATTTTCTGGAACTGCAGGAGGAAATGCATCACTTTGCTCTGGATTTGCTGTTGTTGGGGGCGGTATGACGTGTAGTGCTGATGGTTCTCCCTATAATTCAAGCCTCGTTATTTATTGGGACATTGCGAAAGTTGGGACTGAATATAGGATTGCCTATTCTGGTGGCGGATCATGTTTTTCTTCAGTTCCCGATTGGAATAATCCATTTGAGATTTGTTATACAGTAGGTTTTTTTATTAACTCTGGCTATGATGCTGCTGGGGGAGGTGGCCCTGTAGAATTTACTCAAGTTGGACCAGGAACAATAGCAACTTCGGCAGGAAGCATAAGTTTTGGAATCTATAATCTTGATGCAACCGCAACCGCATCTTTTAGTATTACTATTACCCCATCTCCTTAAATGATTTTCAGATTTTCATATTGTGAATACGGGGGATTTGATGTTGCTTATAACTGGAAAGTATTTTCCACAGAAATTGTTAATGCAATTTGGATTAAAAAAAACCAAGGCGTTATTCCATTTCGGCCTCATTTCATTATTAAGGGATACAAAAATACACCAAGTAATCCCGTTGCGTTATTATTGGGGGACCCAATCAAGAGATTTATTGCCGCCTGTCACGAAGACGGCATTGAGCCAGAGGAGGCGGTGAAATTAGTAGCTCAAGGAAAGTTCCCGTCATTTCATTTTTTTCCGCAATCAAGATTTTTAAAATGGGGTGGGCAGCCGATCTATCTTTGGAAAGCAACAGATCATATTGAGCATTTTTGGGGAACGCTAGACCTCGGAGAACCACCAAAGATTTACGATAAAGAGATTAATTTTCCGTATTCCGACAAACTCCGTGAAATCTACAAGGATGACTTTGATTTATACGAAAGCATTAAAGCACCACAAACATTAGCAGAATCTCAAACAGAATCTAACCCTACACTTTGGGAGCAAATGAAAAATGTTGGGTTTGCTATTCGTAAATTTGCAGCGTCAAATTTTATTCCCACCCCACCCGAAGCACTAGCCACCCGCGAAGCAACGTGCCGCGCCTGTCCCGAATGGGACGCGCAGGCACTCAACGCCACGGGCCGCTGCCGCAAATGCGGATGCTCGACGTGGGCGAAGTTACGCATGGCGACCGAAAGATGCCCCCTCGGCAAATGGGAAGCGGAAGATGTTTCAGGTCTCAAGTCTCCGGTTTCCAGTTTCTCTCCCCCCTCCGCTCCGCTCCTGACCTAGTTCCGCGACCGCCGCGCATTTGACATCTCGCCGCTCATCGAAGCGGCATGAAGTTATTCATCGACATCACATCTCGGCGGTTCGTTAAGTCGGCGGCATCCTCCGCCGCTCTCCCCGCGCTTACGCTCAAACGCCGCGACAGCCTCGCCCTGGAGATCCAGTTCGTGCAACGCGGGGCCGCTATCGCCACGCCCGTCGGCACGACCTTCACCACCGCCTTAAAAGCCACCTACGCCGACACCAATTTTCTCGCCCTCGCCGCCGGTGGAACGCTCGATCTCAACACCATCCCCCTCGAGGCCGCATTCGCATCCTCCCCCGCTGTAGTCAGCGCCCTCCTCGAGGTCAAGTGGACCGCCACCGGCGAAGCCACCCGCACCGCCACTCTCCCTGTCGAAGTGCAAAACTCCGTCATCCTCGGCACCGAAGCCACCCCGGTGGCGATGCCAGACGGCAAAGCCACCCAAGCACAAGCCGAAGCAGGCACCGACAACTCCGCATGGATGACCCCGCTGCGGACCGCTCAGGCGATTCTACGCCTCGCCGCCACTTCGTGGGAATCCATCACCGGCAAGCCAACGACCTTCGCGCCTTCGGCTCACACGCACCTCAAAGGCGAGATCACCGGCCTTAATGCCGACCTCGCCGCCCTCACTGCCTCAGATACCTCGCTCGGCCAGCGGATAGACTACCTCGCCGCAAATCTCGACCCCGCCGCGCTCGACTCCATCGCCGAAGCCGCCGCCAGCATCGGCTCGCTTCAAACTCAGATAGACGGCAAAGCCACCGCCGCCCAAGGCGCAAAAGCCGACACCGCCCTTCAGCCCACGCCTGTCAATTATCGCGGCAATTATAACAACGGGCTTGATTACACTTACGGCGACGTCGTCACCTATACCGACGGCCTTTTATATATCCGGGTCAGCAATCCGAATAACCCCGGCTATCCCCCAGGCCACTTTTCATGGGCGTTGTTTTCAGCGTCAACGGGCTCGCCCGCCTACGACCTCTGGGTTTCCGCCGAGCTCGCCAACAAAGCCGCCGCCGTCCACACCCACACGATTTCGGAAATCTCCGACTACGCCGAGCCGGTTGTCGTTTACCCGACCGCAGCAGCTTTCCCCGCCACCGGACGCCTCCAGCGCCTCTACCTCGCCGACGACCTCGGCACCCTTTGGCGTTGGACGGGCACCACCTACCAGCCAGCCCCAGGCACCATCGACGCGGGCGAATACTAACATTTTGACAATCTCCAAAAAGAGAACCCAACCACACAACAAACCGCAGCAACTAAAATAAAATCAAATGGCAGCTCCAATTCTAAAAATCAAAAGAGGCACGTCAGTGCCATCGAGCCTTCTCGCAGGTGAGTTGGCCCTAAACACAGCGTCCGGTGTAGTCTACATTGGCGATGGAACGAGTGTATTGAGCCTCGGTGGCTCGGGCGCATTCGTTGACAAAACCAGCGCACAGACCGTAGGCGGAGTCAAAACCTTCACCTCGACAATCTCCGGCTCGGTAGACGGCAACGCCGCGACAGCCACCGCATTGGCCACAGGCCGCGACATCAGCCTCACCGGCGACGTCACCGGAACTGCTTCGGCATTCAACGGCACAGCGAACGCCAGCATTTCCGCCACGTTGGCGAACTCCGGCGTCAGCGCAGGCACCCACACGAAAGTAACGGTCAACGCCAAAGGTCTCGTCACCACAGGCGCGAACCTCGAAGCCAGCGACATCCCGACGCTCACCGCGTCCAAGATCAGCGACTTCGATACGCAAGTCCGCACCAGCCGCCTCGATCAAATGGCCGCGCCATCGGCGTCCGTCTCGCTCAACTCGCAGAAGATCACTGGCCTCGCAGATCCGACAGTCAGCACCGACGCCGCCAACAAGGGCTATGTGGACAGCGCCGTTTCCGGCCTCGTAGACGGAGCGCCTGATCTGCTCAACACCCTCAACGAGCTCGCCGCCGCCATCAATGACGACGCGAACTACACCTCGACGTTAACAACAGCCCTCGGCACCAAGCTCGCCAAAGCCTCCAACCTGAGCGACCTCGCGGACGCCAGCGTGGCCCGCACGAACCTCGGAGTCGCCATCGGCTCGAATGTCCAAGCCTACGATGCGGAACTCGCCGCCATCGCCGGTCTGACCAGCGCCGCTGACAAAGTGCCGTATTTCACCGGGGCAGGCACCGCCGCCGTAGCTGACTTCAGCTCCTTCGGACGCTCCCTCGTGGACGACGCCGACGGCGCAGCAGCACGCACGACATTGGGCCTCGGCACAATCGCCACCCAAGCCAGCTCCAACGTCAGCATCACTGGCGGAGCCATCAGCAACGTCACCATCGCAGATGTGACGATTGACTGCGGCACCTACTAGTCCAAACCAACCCCGGCGGGGCGCTCCATAGCGCCTCGCCACGCGGGGGTCTCCACCGCGAAATCAAAACCGTCCTATGGCCAATGTCCTAATCCCGAAAAAATCCACGGTCGCCGCCCGCGTCCCGACCACCTCCGACCTCGCCCTCGGCGAGATCGCCATCAATCACGCCGACGCAAAACTTTTCGCACGCCATCCGGTCTCCGGCACAGTCCAAGAGATCGGCGGAGGCAGCGTTACCATTGACGCCACAGCCGCAGACCTCCTCTCCTTTTCCTCCGGCACTCTGTCCGCCGACGACCTCGGCAGCGACAAGATTTTCTTCTGGGACGACTCCGCCGCCAAAGCCACCGGCCTGGAGCTCGGCACCGCTCTCTCCATCACCGGCACCACGCTGAATGCCTCGACAGGCACAAATTATTACCTGGCCTCAAAAACCCTCGCACGATTCACCGCCGCAAAGGACAACCAGCCGCCCGCCACCGCCTTCGCCACCCTGGACACGCGCAACTCCATCGCCGTGCTCGATTTCGACGCCGCCACCGACGAATCCGCAATTTTCTCCGGCGTCATACCCGACTACGCCAACCTTGCCAGCGGCATCAAAATCCGCATCGTCTGGATGGCCACCACCGCCACAAGCGGCAATGTCCGATGGGGAGCGCAGCTCATGCGTTGCAACACCGACCTCGACGCCGACTCCTTCGACACCGCCACACTCGGCACCTCTGCCGCAAACGGAACCAGCGGCATCGTGACCGTGGCCGAGATCACCGCCACCGCCATCGACGGACTTACCGTCGGCGACACCTTCCGCGTCAAAATCTACCGCGATGCCGATGATGCCGTCAACGACACCATGACCGGAGACGCCGAGCTCATCGCCGTCGAGGTGCAACAAGTTGCTTGATTTTTATGGCTTACGATTTCACAGCAGCGAGCAGTCAGTTTCTTTCTGTAGCATCAGCACCGGCAACAGTCGCACCGTTAACAATGGCCTGCTGGTTTCGCTCT